GAACGTTGCCGCGAGTAGCATACCTTTCACATAACTTTAACATCATTCTTGCTAAAGTTGGAGTAATTTGACCCGCATCTTTGTCAAAGTGTCCCTTATCCAATGTGCCTTTCCAATGACTCTTGCCAACGCAAATTAATTTTTCTTGATCTTTATCATCAAACTTCCAATGTTGGAACGGAGGAAAATTTACTTTATCTCTGTGGTCAGCAAGACTTTTAGGATTTTTCTTGCGAGTATTGTTTAATGGAATATGATCAAAACTCATAATCCTAAACACTAGATCTAATTTTTGAATCTTTTTATAGTCTATTTCGCAGTCAGCTTGTTTGACTTTTTCGCCAGCTTTTTTACGAGTCTGGTAGTCTAAGTCCCCGATTCGTTTAGCTCTATTTCTTTTGGCTTCTGCTACAGTTCGTATATTGATCTTATCAACACTTGGCAGAATAATATCATATTGGTGATATTCTGGTTTAGTAAACACACAATACGAACTTTTTGAACGGTGTATTTCTAACAACATATCCTTGTTGTTTAGGTAGTTAACTTTAGCTGTCATTAATTCATTCTCCGGATGTTATATTATAAACTACGCACATAATAAAGTCAACTAAATATTGTACCAAAAGGACAATTTACTCATTATGGCAGACCAAACAATTAATTCACAAATAGGCAATGCAACAGGTGCTATTGCCGCCGCCGGCAGTGCATATACTGCCGCTAGTAATTTGGGTAGTGCGCTTTCCTCTGCTAGCTTTACCAGTGCAGAAGGGGTTGCTAGTGCGATTCGAAGCATTGATTTACCAGCCGCTGGTGAAGCCATCGGCGACATTGAAAGTGCTATTGCTAGTTTTGGTGGTGATGGTAGTAATGCTAATGATTGGCGTGTACGATTAAGCATGTCTAGTTGGTCAAGTTTTAGAAGCAGTCCAGTTTTAAAACCATTGAAAGATGCAGGCGGTTTAATTTTTCCTTACACTCCTACGATTAAGATTGCCAGCGCCGCTAGCTACAGTGCAATTCCAACTGTACATACTAATTATACTTTCCAGGCTTACAAGAGTAGCGATCCCGGATCAATAAGTATTACAGCACCTATGTATGTAGAAGATCCTGAGCAGGGACTATACTGGGTAGCCATGGTACATTATCTTCGTTCATTAACTAAAATGTTTAGCGGCGCAGATCCAAAAGCAGGAAACCCTCCGCCTGTTATCATGTTAAACGGATATGGAAATTATGTGTTTAAAAATGTTCCTGTAGTTGTTAAAAGTATGAGCGTATCGTTAGGTGCCGATTGTGATTATATCGGAGTTGAAGTATTCGGTAGTGCCGCAGGCGAACTACAAGGTATCACTGACAGCATAGGCGGACTATCTGATTCACTAGGTAGTGTGCTACCCGGAATAGGCGGAGAAATAGCAGGTGCAGTGGGCTCTATTGCAGGCGGTGTCGGCCAGGTAGCTGGTCTACTTGGTACATTTGGCATAGGCGGAAAGACCAGCGGCGGCATTACTCGTGTTCCGACTAAAAGCTCATTCCAGATCGAATTAATGCCGGTTTATAGTAGAGATAGTGTTCGTAAGTTTAGCCTAGATCGATTTGTCACCGGCGGTTACTTAACCAATCCAACAGGATATATTTAATATGTCATCAACTTATCAGAATACTAGTCCATGGTTTACTACACAAGTAGTTAACAATTATCTCGACGTGCTGTCTATTAGAGCAGTAAGCTCACAGGTTGATGATTTTCTATATACAATTCAACCACAATATACATATCGTCCGGACCTGTTAGCATTTGACTTGTATGGCGATCCTTCGCTGTGGTGGGTGTTTACCCAACGTAATATGGATGTACTACAAGATCCTATCTTTGATTTTGTACCTGGTACTAAAATCTATATTCCAAAGTTAAGCGGCCTTAAAACTGTGTTAGGAATATAATATGGCAATAACAGATTTAGTCTCTGTCGATCCAGCAAAGCTAGGTGCCGCATCTAATCTAGTTGAAAAAATTGGAGGTGCTGGAGGATTATCGGGAACGACTAGTGCTATAACCGGAGCATTTGGTAGCATAGGAAAGTTCTTTAAAACATTATCAGGCACTAAACTACCTTTAAAGAATCCGTTGTTTGCTTATGCTACATATGACTATGTTATAGGTTTAGGAGCATTATCTCAATCTGAAATAAATGATCCTGATAAGACATACATGTCTGGAAAGACTCCATTACTAATTTGCAAAAGCGCATTTGCAGATCCTACTAATCGAGTTAAGACAACAATGGGTAAGTTTGAGTTTTTTATTAATAATCTAAAACTTAGTAGTCTAATTGGATTCGCTTCAGCTAGCAGTCCAGGATCCACTATAATAACATTTGATATACATGAACCATACAGCATGGGCATGTTTTTCATAGCATGCCAAACAGCGGCTGACAAGTTAGGGTTTGAAAATTGGAGAGAAGCGCCATATGTAATTACTATTGATTTCCGGGGAAATAAGGAAAATGGTTCAATGGCAAATGTCCCTGGAACGAAACGATTTATTCCTTTCATGTTTGCAGACATCAGCATGACAGCAGATGAAAAAGGATCTAAATATACTTGTAAAGCGATTTCTTGGGGTGGCGGAGCAATTACTGATGCTGTCGCTAATTTTAAAACTGATATAACAGCCGAAGGTAAAACTGTACAAGAAGTTTTACAAACTGGTGTAAACAGTCTGCAAGCTGGCATGAATAAAAAATTTCGAGAAATAGCCGCACAACAGAATCTAGAAACTCCGGACGAAATATTAATTTTATTCCCAGACGAACTTGCTTCAGACACTGGTGTATTAGAAGCAGGAACAACAGCAGGATCGATAATCAATCCAACAGCTGATCCAATTAATATTAATGATTATAAAGCTACCTACTCGGCTTTGGGTGTTTCTCGTAGTGAGATTAACAGCTCACTAGTACAAAGTGTCGGTCGTGTCAATGCTATCGGTTCTTCCGCCATGCGAGTAGGAAAACCAGATGCTCCACAAAGTAAAGATAAAGATGTTTATAATCCAGAGATTGATCAATTTATACGATCAAAAAATACAGTTAACTCTAGTACTAATTCTTTTACCTATCCTCAAGATACTAGTGTAATGGCTGCCATTGACTCTATCCTACTAAAAACTGCGTATGCAGATGAGACTCTACAAGCAAACAACATAGATAACAAAGGTCAACGTAATTGGTGGTTGATTAAACCCCAGGAATATATCATAAGTTCAAAGGCTAATACTAATACTGGATCTAGAGCGAAATTGTATGTGTACAAAGTGGTACCGTATAAAACACATGTAAGCAAGCTCATGGCCGCCGGCGGTAAACCTCCCGGCTATGAAAATCTTAATAACGAAGCAGTTAAAGAATACAACTATATGTTTACAGGTAAGAATATAGATGTTATAGAGTGGAAACTTAAATTTGATATGAGCTTTACTTCAGAGTTACCAGTAGCACCGGCTTACCAGTCAATTGATACTCTATTACAAACTAATGAAGCTGACGGTTCTAAAAAACCAGATTTCGTCGACCCCGTAGGAGAATCAAAACCAGCTGATAAGACTATTGGAGTACAAAATCCAGTAGTTAGATTTATTAAAACATTAACCAACACTGACTTACGAGGCGGTGGTGGTAGCGATACTCAAGCAACTCGAGCCGCGAGAGTGTGGCATGATGCTGTGACTAAAGGCATAGAAATGCAAGCGTTACGAATAAAGATTATAGGAGACCCGTACTATATTCCACAAAGCGGTTTAGGAAATTATCACAGTGCGCCAACTCAATTTCAAAATTTAAGCAGTGACGGATCTATCGACTGGGCTAGTGGCGAAGTTGATATTCGTGTTAACTACAGAAGTCCTATTGATATTAATCAGGGAACAGGATTATATAATTTTGGATCAAAAACATTTAAAGATCCAGAGACTGGCAAGAGTCAAAGCATTACACAATTTAGTGGATTATATCAACTAATCCACGTTGACAGTTATTTTAGAGACGGACAATTTACACAAGATTTAAAAGGACTACGTCGACCGATGCAAGAATCAAAGCAAGCACCGACAGCACCATATTCATCAAATAAAGATGCTCCTCCAGCGCCGGCCAATACTGGCACAGCTACTACTGGCACAGCTACTACTAGTAGCGAGAATACTACTAATTCAGATGAGTGGAGTATATAATGTCAACGACTGGACAAAATTTTCAAAGCTCAACTAACCCAGCAGCCCCGGACGCAGGCCCGTTCCTGGCCAGAGTGGTTAGCCATCAAGACTCTAGCTTTATGGGAACTCTACAGGTTGAACTATTACGTCCGATAGGAAATAATTCTAGTAGTTCTGAATTACGTACGGTTAGTTATCTAAGTCCTTTTTACGGAGTTACTGCTTCAAAATTTCTTAGAGGCTCTCCTGACGATGAATCGAGTAACACTTTCAATAATACACAGAAAAGTTACGGCATGTGGATGGTGCCTCCAGACGTTGGTACTACGGTAATGGTAATTTTTATCCAAGGCGATGTTAAGCGTGGTTTTTGGATAGGATGTGTTCCTGATGAAAATATGAACTTTATGGTTCCGGGCATTGCTTCTACTGGTGCGATTGCTGGCGGCGACGGTACTCGAGCGCCTGTTGCAGAATATAATAAAAAATTAAACAATTCTCCCACCGAGCCTACAAATTATTTAAAACCAAAACACACTGGTCAAGCTCTTAATCTAGTCACCCAGGGGCTTGATAAAGATGATACACGAGGTCTAACATCTAGTAGTGCTCGAAGAGAAGCTCCTAGTATGGTGTTTGGTATTAGTACCCCTGGACCAGTTGATAAAAACCCCAATGCTCCTAAAGGATCAATCGGACCAGCTGATAAAGAAGCACGAGTTCCCAATGCGTTTATCAGTAGATTAGGCGGATCTACGTTTGTAATGGATGATGGCGATTCTGCGTTTCTTCGTAAGAAACCTGCTAGTGAAGCACCACCCGAGTACGCCGCTATAGAACAAAATGAAACCGGTGGCAATGTCAATATACCACATAATGAACTGGTAAGAATTCGTACTAGAACAGGGCATCAAATACTTTTACATAACAGTGAAGATTTGATCTATATTGGAAATGCCAAAGGAACAACTTGGATAGAGTTAACTAGCAATGGTAAAGTTGACATTTATGCTAAGGATAGTGTAAGTGTTCATAGTGAAAACGATATTAACTTTACTGCTGATCGAGACATCAATTTTACAGCTGGTCGTGTTGCTGGTAATGGCCGCCCTGCAAGTGTAGGTAATATTAATTTTAATTCAACGGGATTAACGAATCTAACATCTACTGGTAATTTTAATATTAATTCAGGTGCCGCAAGTAATTTTACAGCCACCGGCGCAACAAATATTAACAGCGGCGGAAATCACGTTGAAACTGCGGCAAACATTCACATGAACGGTCCGGTAGCACCTAAATCAGTCAAAGCTCCCAAGGCAGTACGCATCCCCCAAGCAGAACCATGGAAGGGGCACGAAAATTTAGACCCAACTCTATTCACTCCGGCTAAAACAAAAGCAGTAGTCCCAGCAGTTGGAGCCAATCCTGTTGCACCAGTCGAGCAGACTGCAACCTATTGGAAGAAATATACAACAAGTATTGACACTTTTAGGAGAGATCCTCCGCCTGAACAAGGAAATTAATAATGAGCTCAAACTCTAATTTATATAACAAGATAACACTTCCAGCAACCAGCCAGCCTGATAATATTGGCCCTAAGATGTATAAAGGATTCAGCAGTGTCAACGCCACTACTGAAAATTATAACTTATTTGATTTTGAATTAATCAAACA